TTCTTAAAATTACACCACCATTAATTATTCAGAATGATACTACGGATGAAGTTTATTTTTTAAAAGAAAACTTTAACGGTGACATTAAAACAGTAGATTATGTGGTCAGAACGCCTGACCGCTAACTACTCGCTAAGCGATTAATATTAAAAATCAATAAGTTATGAATGAAGAAGTACATAATAATGTACAGGAATTTAAAAAAGTGTACAAGGAAATAGTTAACGAACTAATTAAAGTTAGAAACTCTGCTAACATAACTCAACAGTTTTTAGCCGATTGGTTAGAAATTGATAGGCGTAAAATCATAGCTTTTGAAAGTTTAAAGAAAGTAGATTTGGAAACTATGTTAAAATATGCCGACAAATTAAGCGTGGAGGTTAAATTTAATTATACAATAAAATGAAATACTTAATAATAATACTAGCGTTAACAAGTTGCTTGGATAACCAAAATGAAGTAGTTATATTGCAGGCTAAATTAGATCGTGCTAATAAGGATATATTGTATTATAGAACGCAATATTTAAAAGCAAATACACAATTAATAGAATTAAAAACTAAGTGCATTTACTGCGCTGATTAAAATAACGAAAGATGGGAATTAAACAATTAGAAATAATTTATTTTGTTAAACAACATAAAACCAAATAACAATGAGCGAAACAAAAACGGCTGAGGAAATAGCTAAAACAGTTTATCCAATAAGCAGAAAAGAAAATCATATAACCTCTGTAAAATTGCATAACAAACGTGTCTTAAAAATAGATGCTTTTGTAAAAGGATATAATTACGCCAACCAACAAAACCAAGAGCGTCAAAGGCAGTTAGATTTAAAGATTATAGGTTACGATGACTTATATTCTAAATACACCCAACTAAAGCAGGCTGCTCACGATATGGCTTGCGAATTAGAAGATGTTGATTATACTAGCCTTGCACTAACTAACTACAAACGCCTAACAAATAAACCATAATAAGATGAAGACAACATTAACAGAATTAATAGAATTTTTTGATAATCAAGACCCTCGTAAAACATTTACGGCTCAAGAAGTAACCGATAAACTTGTTGAGTTTGAAGAAAAAGAACGCCACGCAATTGTGGATTCATATAATTTCGGATGGACTGCTGGCTTTAAAGGAGAAGAAATTGGCGGTAACAAACACTTTGCATTAACCTATAATCCCAACCAAAATGGATAAAAAAGAACAGATTGAGAAAGCTATTGAGATATTAGCTAATCACAATAAATGGCGTAAAGGTAGTGATATACATTTTATGGCAGAGCCTAAAGAATTAGGCGATGCAATTGATACGGTTGTAAATGCTTTATTCCAACCCAAAGAAGAACCAAAGAAAGAAGTTGACTTGGATCGAGTGAAGTATATTTTACAAGAACACTCTGTACTATATTTGCAATGTTTTAGTGAAAAACAAGCGGCTGATTTATTACAAAATACTCTTAATAAACTTCTACCCCACCTACAAAAGCCTGTTGAGAGTGATGCAGTGGAGTTTGCTGAGTGGTTAAGTAAAAATTACAATAGATCAGTTACAATAGATAAATGTGTTTTATACATTAGTAAAAAAGAAAAAGCGGCTATAACAAATCATTATTTAATTAAAGAACTTTACGACCAATTCAAACAACTAAAGAAATGAAAAAAATAATTTTGCTTTTAATAATTATTCCAACAATATTACATGCTGGAAATGGCCCAATAAAATTTGAAAAGTTTGATGATAAAGCTTGGCACGTTTGGGCTGGTACTTTTATAACCGCAGGATCTGGCTGGTGGATTTATAAGAAAACAAATTCAACATGGAAAGCGTGTTTGGGCGGAGCTATTATTGGTGGCGGAGCTGGTGTTTTTAAAGAAGCTATTTGGGATAAACAATGGGGGCTTGGTGTTTGTTCTAACTCAGACGCTTACCACACGTTTTGGGGGTCAGCAGTTGGATCAATGGCGTTAAGAATTACCATTGATATAAAACAAAAGCACGATATAGACAAAGCTTATTTTGAAAATTTAAGAGATAGTCTTTCGGTTGAAAGATTAAAACGGTTTGAGTAGTTTTGGACCAAACTTAAATAATCCATACGCTGATAAAATAATAAGACTTAACCACAACCATTTTCTTGCCAGTTCATCAAGCCATTTTCTATGATCCAATTCACATAGTTTTTCTATAACCTTGGTTTCTGTCTTGAAAGTGTTTTTAACCGTCCTGAGACCCTTGATTATTTCCTTTAAACTATCTGCCTCACATCTAAAGACAATTACACCTTTGGCTTTAAAAATAGACGATTTAATGCCGTCTTTTTTAGCGGTAATAGTTCCGTTGTTTGCCGCCATTGAAGCGTACAATGCTGTAACTAAAACGCAGCAGTCGCTATCATTTGCTTTGAATGATAAATCTTTTCCGGTTTTGGAAATATATAGAGCTGTATCGAACGGAGTAACCGTTTCGTGTGTTACAACTTCAGTAATAACCGGGCATGAGGCGCAAATCTTAGCGCGTTTCTTTTCGCTGATACAAGATGTAAATCCAACCGCAAAAAGCGCAGCGATTATAATTAAAAAAATGTAACTGTATTGTCTTGGTGTTATCTTTCTCATTATATTTTAGATTTTGGATCCTCCGCGTCTGAAAGAAAATTTATCAACTCATTAGCCGCCGCTCCTACAATTAAAATAATTAAAGTATAATTAGCGCTTGATGTTACAAACGCCGCTGTCGCCAAGGTTGTGGTCAATCCTTTAATGGCGGTGGCGATCTTAATTGCCTTTTTTGTGTTTGGTTTGAAATACGACATGGTTAATTTTTTTTATAAATATTTTTCTCGTTTACACCAATTGCTTTAAGCCATACCGGAACGCTAAACGATGGACAAGCCTTTGCCGCAACTTGATTATGGCCTAAAATTTGAATTTCCGGATGAGCAGCAATTACATGGTTGACATAATTTCTTAGCGATAATAATTGCTTTTCGGTTCGCGTATCTTTAGGTGTTTTACCATCACGCTCTACACCGCCAACATAAACAACATGGCGAGCAACACCGTTCAGTCCTAACGCGCCATTCGTAACTTCGCGAGGTTGAACTATTCCATCTTCATTATAAGGAACTAAGTTTGTAACCAATCCAGTTAAATGAATCATGTCTGAATAACCAACCTGAGACCAACCTCTACCGCTTGGCGGCGGAGAGGTATGCATTTTAACTATATCAGCAGCAGTTAATTCTCTTCCTTCTTGCGTAGCCGTGCAATGGATTATTAAGTATTTCAGTTTATTCATAACGTGTCTTTTACTCTGGTTACTTTTATTCTTATTGGCTTTGTGGTTATTTTTTCCGGCTCAATAAAAGCATCAATTTTTATTGGTTTACGCGGCACTCTTCTTTTTTTAACAGGACTGTACTTAAACACCATTTGAGCGCTTGAATCGTCCATGCTTACTAATAAGTTTTCTATTGGAGAAATAATCTGCAGGTTATTAGAGTTATAAATTTCCTCAACCAATAATAATTTCTCTTTAGCTAAAAACGCTCTTTTTATTTCCGCTGCTGAGAAAATACAAAGAGCGCTTATTGATAAAATTGTTAACTTCATTTTCTGTCTTTCAATTCTTGAATTTGCAAATCGTGTATTTTGTCTTTATTTTCAAGTTCAATTATCAAAACCTTTATTGTGTATTCGGTTTTTAAATTATTAGCAATAAGCCCGGCTATAAAAACCAGGCAGGTAATTACTGTTTTAAGATCAATTTTCTGTTTAAGAAGGTCCACAGCAATTAGTCCTCAATCTCTTTTATTTCAGTTATTACAATTCCAGAAAAAGCTTCACGCTGAAGGTCAGTTAATTCTTTTTCAAGATCTTCGATACCGGCAGGAATTCTTTGGTGAATCTCAATTGTCTCTTTCAACAATTCTTTGTTGAATTTGTTTACAGCTTTTTGATTTTCAACCGTAAATTTTAATCCGCCTTTTTCATCTTTTAAGATCACGCTTGTCTTTTCATCAACAGCACACTTATCAAGATTGTTGTTTGTTATTTTCTCTTGATACTCTTCGATGAGTTCGTCTTTTCTTATTTGCTTTTGAACAGACTTAATGGCCGATGTCAATTCAGTTTCTTTGTCTTTGTTTTTTTCTAAATAAACATGCGCTTCGTTTACGAACGAAATTAGGGTTTGGTATGTTATAGTTTTTTTCATGCTGCTAATATAATAAAAATTAATTATTAAAAACCTCTATATCCAGTCGAAGTAATATAAATAGTTCCACTCGTCATGGTTGTAGGTATTAAAAAGTTAGTTATCATATTGGCAATACCTCTTAATGGATTAGGAAAAGTAATTATAGTTGTTTGCGGAATACCCGTTGCTCTAAAATGTTGTTGGTATAAAATTCTATACACCGTAGTTCCTGTGTACGCTACCGATGGCACTACGTTTGCACCACCAATAGTTAAAGCAAAATTGAAAGTAGTTGCCGAGCCTACCGAAGTAACGTAATAAACAGTATTTGTACTTACGCCTGTTCCTGCTGCCAATGCAGTAAAAACAACTGAATCACCTATCTTTAAATCGTGATTTGTTGAAGTAGTACAAAGCCCTGTTGTTATTGCTATTGATGAAACGGTCAAAGCACCATCTAATATCCAAGCTACACCACCTGTGCCAAGTGCATCTGTTGATATTGCTAATTGTTTTATGTAATTTCTAACGGAAGCCGTTCCACTTGCGGGAACGAATGGCTGAACGGTTACTGTACTTGCAACGGTTGAAAAGTTAAAGTTATAATCTAATTCGGCTGTTGAATTTTCTTTAATAATTAATTGTTGACCTGTTGTAGTTGGTAGTCCTCCAGCATCCCCAGCAACCAAACTAACATCAACTGTTGCAATAGTACTTGGTACAACTTTACCGTTTACATAAACAGGATTTCCCGAAACAGCAGCCGAATGAGCGGCAGTTCCTGCTGTATTACTTGCGGTGATAGTTCCTGTAACTGCCGTACTTGGAGCGGATAAAACACGAACAGGTAAACTGTTATTTAAACTTTGTTGTCTAGTTGAAACAATAGATACTTGTGAGGCAATATAATCTTCAACTCTAATCATTCCAATAGTCCAAGTGGTTGTACTAGCTGGTGCAGTTGTTCCGTTCTTTGCTCTAATTTGAACAAACATATTAACGTCTGGCTGTGGGGTATTCGTGTCCCAACTTGTTCTATCTGTTAAGGCTATACCAGCTACTAATGTTTTATCAGATAATGAACTTACTCCATTTTCCGTATTGATAGCTGCTAAATGTCCCGAAGCCGAAGTATTAATAGTTGCTGTAACGGCTGTATTTTGCCATCCTTTACGTCTAGTATTAAACGTTGCATTTGTAGCGGTAGTACCCGTGTAAAGTAATTCTATTTTATTATATCCTGTTAAAGATAAAGTACCGGAACCACTTGCAGGATAACCGGCAACGGTAAAGCGAATAGTGTTAGCATCCGGAATTGAGGCTATTACACCTTCCATTGGAACACCAACGCTTGACAAAGCGCATAAATCCATTCTTTGCCCTACGTTTTGAGCGGTGAATCCATGGGCTGTTTTAGTAACATCAACAGTTGTAGTATTTACAATGTTATAAGCTAAAGTATCACCAATAATATCAACCAACTCAATAAAAAAGTTGTTGTTTACTATTCTTTGAGATAATGTAGTGATTTGTTTTAATGTTTGTGCTCCGTTTACTTGATAAATTCCACGAGCAACAAACTCAGCGTTAACAGTTGTACCAGTTGTAATAACTAAATTACCTGCACTTTGATTAACCGCCATACCAGTACCAATTGATATTTGTGTAAAATCAGTAGTTAATAATCCACTTCCTACTTGTGCAAAAGAACAGTCGTTATATTTTTGCGGAGAAATTCTAACAGGCAAAGAAGGCGTTACGTCAGATGGCATATCATTAATAGCCGTTGGCAATTTATCGCTAGTTGTCTGTAAAATTAATTCTTGCGAAGTTGATAAAACAACAGGAGTGCTATTTGCACTTGTTGCTTGTCCGTTTGGGTTATTTGGATAATAAGTCATGTTTTATATAATTTGCCAGTTAGTGCCGTCTGAAATTAAAGTGAAAGCTGTATTTGCTACGCTAGTAGTTATTGTTAGTGAGCCATCTATTGTTTGAGAAGATGTAGTGTCAATTGTTAAAGTTCCTGATGTTACTTTAATGTAATATGTATTAGTATTTCCAACCGCAGTTGGCAAAGTGAAAGTTAAAGTTGCTGTACAAAAGTAATAATAATCTGTATTACCGGTAGCGCCTCCAGTTGTATTTATGGCTATGTTATTAATAGACTTTGCGTAGCCAGTTGGCAATGTAATTGTTCCAGCAGCTATAAGTCCTATTGAAGACATTGCATTGTAAAAACCCTGTACTGTTGTGACCGCCGTTGGTTGAACAACAGGTGCAGCATTCCAAAAAGATAATTTATGCGCTGCACTATCCAATATTTTTATTGAAGGGTCTGTTCCGGCGCATGAAATTGTTGTAACTCCTGTAATGCTTACTATTGATCTAAAATAATTACTCGCATCATATCCAACTCTTAGTTGCTCAGTTGTTTTAATTATATTTAACCTTGCCTGTGGAGTTCCAACACCAACACCAACATCTCCTGTTGATTTTATAACCAACCCTGAGCCACCAGATGTTGGATTTAAAGTTATATCAGTAGAACCCGGTCTTCCATTTATATTAATATTATCACCACCCGACCAAGTAAATAAATCTCTATACGTTCCGGAGCTATCTAATCCTTGAATAACCCTTGCATTAGGGATCCTTATATTTCCGTTGTTTAAAAATCTGATTATTTCAATTGCCCCATTATTGCCTCCAAGAAATAAGTGTGCGGCATCGGTTGCTGTTGGGTTTCCAGTAGTTGATTTGTAACTTATACCATTTACAGATGTACCAACTAAACTTGGTGTGTTGGTTACAGTTGTTGATGTTAGACTTGTTGCTATTGTAAGAGAACCAGCTATATAAGAATTATCAGAAGCACCAGCGCTATATAGTGCAAAGTTTGAAGATCCAACCCCAGCCTGAGCTGAAATATATACACCGTGATTTGTTGTAATAGTTCCACTATTAGACGGAGTTTCTATAAAAACACCAGCATTAAACGTCAAAGTTCCAGTAGTATCATTTTCTGTTTTAAAATAACCACCATAAACATTAGTTATGTTTCCAGTACTTCTATTAGCTACTATATTATAAGAGCCAATAGCTCTTGTGATTAAACCACTTCCGTAGTTTTGAATATATCCATAAGTCCCAACTGCAAAACCTAATGCTCCTGAGTTTGTTGCAGAAATATATGTTTCTCCTAATATACCGCCAATTCTATACGCCGAGTTATTAGCAATTGAATTAACCGTGTAAGTAGACCTTATGTTATACTGATTACCAGTCGGTACTGTAATTGTGCTTAAAAAGTAATTAGGCTCACCGCTCGCAGGCGTTCCACTAGATGTAAATAAACTAAAATTATTTACTGTTAATTTTTTTGTAAATATATTATCGTTTGGCGTTTGTGTAAACAACCCCGTATCTATTCCATCGTAAGCAGTGTGTAAAATAGTTGAGCCTGAATATTTTATCGTGCTTTCATAAATTCCAGCATCTAAACTACCAAAGGTTAAATCACCTGTTCCAGTTACTAAATTATTTCCTACAAGTGTAGAACCAGCCGTTAATACTTGTTGAAGGGTTGGAGTTCCAGCGCTACCAACCGGTTGCCAAGTTCCATCGTCTCTTAAAAACTGACCCGTAGGCGCCGTTTTTTTTATAAAAGATACATTAACAATTCCACTAGCAGAGATCTTCATATAGCCGTTAGCTACATCTGCGTCGTCAGTGCTATTCACAAAAGAATCAATAACATTATTCTCAAAATCACGAATGTTCTGAGCAGTGGTAGCATTATTACCAGTTATAACTTTATTCCCAAGCAACGTAACTAACGCTGATCTACTAATAGCTGTCATTAATCTATATATTGATAACCTTGATTCGTGTATTCTAAATTAAATTGAGTAACGCTCGTTAACAAAGGAACACCACTAACTAAAGCGTTTTGTTCTATTGCCCTAACTGTCATCGTTAATCTACCCATTGCTATATTAGCAACGTCTTGAGCGTTTTGGTCAGCCACTTGAAGTTGTTTAACCAAAGTATGCCCAATTGATCCGGGAGCAAAGCCAAGATTTTTGTACTGAGAATTTTCTAAAATATAATCGCAAATTCCAAGCAAGCGAGTCGTTTTTAATTGAGATTCTTTATCCCCAGGTTTACCATTTTTGGAAGCCATTCTTGTGAAAACATCAATAGCATACTGAATAGTCCCATCCTTACTTCTAACATTTTTATTATCGAAGTCTCCTGAAATAACAGAAACATTTATAAAAGAAGTTTCGTTCTCGTCAATAGGTTTTTTTCGTTCAATATAAACGCCGTCAACTGCCGCAAATGGATTGTATCTTTTAAACTGATTATCTAATTCCACAAATAAAATTTCACCAATACGATTGCGTATTAGTTCAAAGTTTCTTTCTGTTATTGTGTAATTAATTAGAGCTGTCATAATCTTCTAAAAATAAAGTAATAAGCCCAACGGTACTATCTGGTAACTGAGATTTTACAACGTAATTTTTAACCGGTTTATTTACGCTTGCAATATCCACTTTGTCTTTATTCATGGCTATCTGTCCGGAAGAATTTCTTGTAGGATAACCTAAGTCCGATAAAGCGCTTTCGCTAAATACAACGGTAACTTTTCTGCTATGAACTGGCTGTCCAGCTTCATTAAATCCTATAACAACATTTATATCGCTATGAAGACAATTTATTTCAGCAACTTGGCCGTTTACAGCAGAAGTAAAAACAACAGCTTCGCCAAACTCACTACCATTTGTAGTAATTTCTTTTAGATCTAATTCTGCTTGTTTTATCAGTCCCATATTAAGCAAAAAAGGGTGGGCAACCTTAATAACCCACCCTTTATTTTAATTAATTGTTTTATTTATGCCACTGTTTGAATGGTCCACATTGTATCAATAGCAACCGGAACCGCTAATGGACAAGCTTCAACATCGTAATAGTGAGCGCGAGCGTCAACGTCTTTGTAGTCTGTCATAATAAACTCGCCCATGATTGGCAACGCGCCAGGATTCACGATTTGAGGAACAGCTCCAAATGCGGTAACAAATTTAGTTTTCTCAGGTAACAAGATACCTAATTTCGGGTTGATGTACGGTTGAGATACGTTGTTAGCGTCATCATAAAATTCTGGATAAGACCAAAGATTTACTCTGTAAACACCACAAGTGATCTGGCCATGAAAATCAGCACCAACTGCATTTGCTTGAGGCGGCATAACATCATCCAACTTCATGTTGAATAAGTTTTGACGATTTAAAAATGTTGTATTTTTAAATAAAGCAGCAGCAGTATCTTCACCCATAATGAAATTAAAAGTTCCGCCTTGCATCTTTCCAACTGTACGGATGAATTTACAACCAACAGCAATTTGAGCAAAAACGTCAGTAGCACCAGTTGTCCAATAACCACCAATAGTAGGTAGAGTGTTAGCGTTAACGATAGACGCTGCTTTACGCTTATAATCAATACTGAATGTAGCACCAGTAACAACTCCAGTCTCTAAAACCTGCTTACACTGAAGCTCAATGTTGCGCTCGATTTTTTCACGAAGTTCTAATTGATGATCTACGATGTCATTAATTAACGCTGCAAAAATTGCATCGTCAATGCTTTGAGCACCATACAAACGGTCATACAATTGTAATTTTGTAATATCAAAACGCTCACGGAAATAAGGCGGAATGAAAGTCTTTTCTGTAGAACGAGTCCACTGGTTACGATTTCCAGAATCTCCACGCTGAACATCAACCGCTACCTTTTCGCGGCTACGTTGAACTTGAATAGAAACCTCCAATGTTGGTGACAACACGCTTGGAAAAAACGAACGCAAGAAACTTGTAGGCTTTGGGCGATCTTTATAAACTGCAACTAGTTTTTTGGTATATAAACCCATTGCGTCTGTTACTGCTATCTGTGGCATATTTGTGTTTTTTTAATTTTTAAATTTTATGAATTATCAAAGTCGGTCATTTCTGTAGACGGAATAAGAATCAATTGAGTGTTAGCCATAATTAAATCCTTCATTCTACGAGTTCCAGAAACAGTTTCAATTGTTTGTCCGTTACTTGTTGGGAAGAAAACTAATTGATCTTGAGCTACACGACCACCAACTGCGATTCCAACTGGTGCTGAAGAACCAGCGGCTAAGCTTAGGTCATCAATCAACACGCCAATTGGCTGTTGAGATCCATCGGTAGCATAAGCGCTACAAGGAACAACTCTATCACTCGCAGTGATTCTTCCCATAACCGTTCCGGCTGGTAATAATACTGGATTGTAAGTTGAGTTATTTACATAAGCTTCTTGGCGAGAAATTTCTCCGCCTAAGAAAACCTTAGCTGTGTTTGTATTTACAAAATACTGGCTACCAGTATTTACTGTAGTTGTTTGTGAACTCATTAAGCTACTGTTCTTTTAATGTTAGCGTCTAAAGACTCTTCAAAAGCTTTTAATTCAGCGGCTTTAGCGGCGTCAGTTACCGTTTTTTTATCTTTATCATCTGTAATTACAGTTTCAGCACTTTCAGCTTCAACTCCTTTTACAGAATTTTTTTTCATCATGGAAACAGAAAACTCTGCCATTTGAGTTTGCGTTAATTCCTTGCCGTCTTTAATAGCAGCAAGAACGCCTTTTTGATCTGCATCAATAAAAGCTAAGCAAGCGCCAACGCGGTCTCTCTCTGCGTCTACACCGATTTTTTTAACCGCTGCAAATACAGCCGGATGCTTCTGTTGTAATTCTTCAATTGTCATGGTTATGTTTTTTTCTTTATTATCATCTAACATATCGACTGCTTTAAAAGAAAATGCAGCGATTTCTTTTTCCATTTCAGGAGTTAATTTAACTACCTTGTTTACTAAGCCTATTTTTTTAGCCTCAGCTCCAGTGATGGTAACATCTTTTCTTGTTGCAGGATTAAACATGTCGTCTATAGAAATGCCAGTTATTTCTAACCATACATCGGCATCTATTTTCTTTAACATTTGATTTTTTAAATCTTTGTTTACCCCGTCTAAGAACTTTTGTTCTTCTGGATTTTCAACGAACATATCTGCGCGGTGGAAAGTAAAACGAGATACATCTAAACATTCTACATTTTTAGCATAAAATGGTAAAAATGAAGCTGCCGAATCTGCCGAGCCGTCTACCTTAATAGAAACGTCTCCGTGCTCTTTCATTTTAGCATAAATTCCATACGCGTGAAAAACACTACCACCGGGAGAAGTAACGCGAAGCGTAACTTTGTTTCCCATATTTTCTTCAATTTGAGCAACCACCGACTCAGCGATAAATGAATAAATTGGAGAATATAGATATAGCTCTTTCATTTGTTTGTAAAAATACAACAATACAAAAAAAACAAAGTTAAAAATTACCCACTTACCGGAATTTATTTTATATTTGCAGCATGGTCGAGAGAAAAACAAGAAACCAACCTGATTATGATATTAGAATCACTAACAAGAGTGAAGATCTTTTAAACCAAATAAAGGCTATTTCAAAAAACACCGGCGAATCAATGAGCACGCTGCTTAGGCCTGTAATAAGAGAATGGGTTAAAAGTTATCCTGCCGATTACAAGATAATGCCTGAAGAAAATAAAAAATAATATTAATCTTCTTTTTTATCTTCCTTTTCTTTCGGCTCAAGCGATTCATCCTCTATTCCAAGAGTTTTACTTTCCTCTAATTCTTTAGCGTATTGCTTCATATTTTGAGAAAACTTTCCACCATTTGTTACAGCGGTAGCTCTTTCAGCCGTAGTAAGCGGTATAGCCGCTCCAGTTGTTCCTAGTTTTAATCTTTCTGCTGTAACCTCTTTTAAAGGGTCAATGTGCGGAACGTTATCACCTATCCAGCGTGCTTTTCTGAATGAAGAAAGTACCATAAAATTATCGTCAATAAATGCTTGGAAATAACCAACCGCATCTATTTTGCTTTGCATTATTTCTAAATGCAACCATAACTCATAAATCGGTTGCAAAAAAGATAAAGCAAAATTATATCTCTCTACAATTAAAGTATGTTCCCAGTCTTTAATGGCCGCTCTTGCTGAGCTAAAAGATGTGTCATATTTTGAGGCAGCAACGTTTGGTGGTATTCCCATTGCGGCACAAACAAGATCAAAAAACACTGACCAAAAATCTTTAAAATATAATTCACCTTTTGATTTCTCGATAGGTTTTATTTCAGACCCTTGAGTTAAATTAAACACAGAAGCCTCTGTTTGTATTGCAACTTTATTAGCTAATTCTTTATTGTAAGCATCAACCGGAATAGTGCCATCATTAGCTAAAGCATCTTTAGCTTGAAGGATTCTATCCTTTAAAGGATTTTCTCCAGTGCTTTGAGCATCGTGGACTATTTGCAAGGAAGTATCTGCTGTACTTTCAGCAGTTGCTAATGTTGCTTCTTTATAGCGATCCATTTTAGCAAGTGTGTTGAATACACCGGCAAGTGCCGGAGCGCATCTTGAATCGTCTAATCTATATTCCAATCCACCAACTAAATAAGCTAGCCTCATTCCGGTAGACTTACTTTTAGCCATTATTCTTTGGTATTTTAAATCAGCGTTTCTAACGTGATAAGCAATGTGCTCGCCTGAGTCATCCATTTCAACACCGTTAACTATTCTATTGCCATTAGCCAGTACATTCGGATTAAGATCATTGCCGTACATAGGAGATACGACATGCATTCCATCAATCAATTGAGTTTTTACAACTCCTTTAACCACCCTAAGCACAACCAAGACATCGCCACCGTTCTTAGCGTTTTTATAGCAAGTTGATTCGATTTGAGATAGGCATTTCATTCCATTAAAAGAAGATTCAAGAGACTCTTTATAAATAGAAAATCTCGCCTCCACTCTCTCTGAAAATTCTTGTGGCTTTATTTTAATATTCTCTGTAGCCAAAACAACTTCGTCCGGCTCAGATTCTAATTTCAAACCGCAACCAATTGTCCAAGTGGTCATTCTATTAACTATTATCTGAACAACTTCATTGGTTAAATAAAAATCCCAACCTCTTGATCTTAATCTTTGATAATCTAAAAAATAATCAACTGGCGGTCCGATTCCACCGAGATCTTTCTCGCCATCAAAACCGCTAACAAAAACTAAATTGCTTGGCGACGTTCTATTAAAAAATTGTTGTGGTAATTTTTTTTCAGAAACCCGCTCTTTATTATTAGAAGCGGCTGAAGGCCACCACCATTTATTTTTATTTTCCATTAATTATCCTTTAAAGAATTTATTACTTACTAATCTGTGCGCTCTGCCTTGAGTTGATATGTCCCTACGTGACATCAATAATTGCTGAGTTTTTAAAAGTTTTTCATAAGACGATTGTAGCTCAGCAACACTTCTGTAGATCACTTCGTTTTTGGTTTGACCAGTATCTAACCTGTAAGTTTCAAACTTTCCGGTAGAAGCCGCTGTTAATAACGTGGTCTCCATTGCGTTTAAAATTAAATTTAACATCGCAATTCTAGCATCAAGAGTAGTGCAACTATCTATAATAGCTGGAATACTGGTATATATTATTTCGCCGCTCATTTTACAAATATAGTTATTTTTATGAAGTCTTTATTTCATTGATTTTTGCCGGTAAAATATTTGCTGTAGACGGAGACCCGGACGATACAGTAGGGGTTGTTACTACCGGACCAGGAGCTAACGGAACAGCATTTGGAACAGGATGGATATGGGTATTGTAAGCTATAACCAAATTATTAAAGTCGGACTTCAACTGATTAAACGCTTGCTCCAACTTACTATAACGAACCATGTTATCTGAACTGCCGCCAATCTCAATGTTGCCTGTTTTTTTTAACCAAATATAATTTTTAAGGGTGCCATTATCGTCTGTAGAAAAAAATCTCGTTTCTCCAGACTCAGCCAATCTATTTTTATTTATGTAACCCAAAAAAACCTCATCGCCATCAGCTTCAGTTCTTGCATAAACGCCAATTGTTTTTTTTATCGGATTGCTATCCACGCCATAAGGCGACACTTCTTCTGCTGTTAAAGTATTAGACCTTCCGTTCCATGCCTTAACTACTAATTGTTTTATGTTATTAAAACTAGTGCTTGTTACTGATAATAGCTTCATATTCTAGGTAAATTTTGGTGAGAGTCTACAAAAAAATTAACTATTTTTTCTTTGCTATAAACAAAGGTAGGAACACATTTCAACGAAGATGTTTCTTTGTCAGCATCAACATCGAATGTTACTGATTCTATAAACCATCTAACCGATTTGTACAAGAAAATGTTTTTATTCTTAATACGACATACATTATTTGGACGGATAAACTTATTATTCAATTTGCCTCTATCCAATTTTATTACAAGGTTTATATTTTTTAATTCTTTTCTTAATTCATTTTCAGCCGCCTCTTGTATTGTAACATCATTTCCAGATGTAAGTATAATTGTCTTTGGCCTATAAACGGCAGCTACTGGAACAAATGGATTTCTTATTGTATATTCAGCAGCGTTCCCGTTTTCTTTGCCAGCCTGTCTTATTACAGTTATATGAGAGTGCATTTGTTGTCCATTAAAATCAAGAGACATTCCTATAAAACCAACTGCTTTTTTACTTTGCTCGTTAGTAACATCTATATCAAAAATCGGCGAACTACTAGTGTCAGCTTCTGTTATTAATAAATTACCATCAGGCGTATGTGATATAACTAAGTTTTGCTGTGTTGCAAGGCCAGTTAAATAAGATTTTATATTTTCGCTTTCTTTTGCGGTAGACTTTGGTATAGAAGTGTCAACTTTTTGAGATATAGATTTGCCAGCGTTAACAAGAGCAACATCAGAAACGGTTAATTTAAAATGATTTTTTTTACTTCTAATATGAGTGTTAAATTCATTTAATATCTTTTGGCAGATTTGTCTAAAACTCAACCCGTTACTTTCTAAAGGGTACATCGTAGTGGGTATATCACAATCTTCCAGCACGCCAGCTTTAGAGTAACCGCCAATAGCCACTAATTGCGGATTTGGCTCGTCCCCAAAAGATTGGGATAACATATATCCACTTATTAGCAATTCGTCATCGTAATAAATAGAACATTCATGGTAGTGACTAACACAAGCCACCTCAGCGTGCTCGGCATTATTTGGATCAAAATAAAAATCAAAAGCAAAAGTGTCAGCAATAGAATCGTACTTCAACTCCATTTTAAATCTGTTGAAATACTTAACGGTCCTTATTACGTCGCCAGTATCAGATTGTCTTGTATTTACTTTTAATACTAAACCAGCCATTATATGTAATAAATTATTTTAGTTCCTTTATCTATACCAAGCATTTGTCGCCAAGTCAAATTGTTATTCTCCATCAACTCGACCATGTTAGCATCGCTTGGATCTAAACTATAAAGCAAATGCGTAAGTTTAATTAAATTATTATCTTCAGTAAGAATTAAAGATCTTTCTTGCCTGCCACTTAAAGCTATATCTATTAAACTACTTACTGTTAAATTTATAAGATCATTTAACTGACTCATTAAATCAAAACCGGGAATAAAAAATATTGGGTCTGATCCATTGGTGTCCTGAAGAGAATCAATGTCGTCCAAAAATAATTTGTAATTAGATAATATAGAGTCTACTATGTTTAAAGCGCTTGTTGAGTTTTTATAATCACCGCTAAGCGGCGTAGATGCTGCCAAACACATTGATGAAATTAAAGCAGACCCCTGTATTTCGTAAAGTTGCTTAGACGGCACGGTTGATAATCCAATAATTGTTCTTCTTAAATTTACAAATTGAGAAGCTAATGTACCAACTCTACTTTTCACATTTGCGGTAAATTTAGACGGCAAAGTTAATAATGAAATAGTAGCCCTCATTGCCAATATAGGACTGGCAGTTATAGTATTCACGTAATTAGAAGCTGTACTCAGCGCATTGAAATAATCTTGAGCTTCTTCTGGTATGGTTATTATTTTAACCCCTTGCTTATAGCTCTGCTCGTTTGTTAAATTTAAAGTGTTTACATCAGACAAAGACGGCGGTTCAGAAAGTTCAGCTTCAGAAAATAAATCCAAGCTTACTTTCTTCTGATCTATACTGTCAACCGGGTCAATTACCGTTATTGGATTTTCATCAGTTATAGTTTCTATAGCAGTTGCAGTTACTTTAGAATAATTCATTGTGGTATTATCCACATTCAATGAAAATATCTGAGCCGTGATAACATCATAAAGCGGATGCTCTATTACGCAAGGCCTTGTATCACCGCAAGACTTTGAGAATCGCTTAAACTCATCTAAATGATTTGGACCTTGAAAATAAAATTCCAAAGGAAATTTCCTTCCAAGCACTTTTTTCTTGCGAGCATAAGTTCCGTCCACTTCCAAGAACGAAAACTCAGAACCATGCCATTCAATTGATTGAGTGGCATTTATCCATATAACATCAAAAATCTTTCCGTCTCCAGTTGTTATGGTTAATTTTTTTTCTATTTTATCTTCCCAACTCATTTCCAAACTTTTGCTAATTGGCGTTCGCCTTGTTTAATATAAAAATCGTCAAGCTTCTTTTGAGTATTCAAAGAAGCCTCTTGCATAAAATTAGTTGGATTTACTTTTACATTCCTTCCTTTTTTAAATGAATATAAAGGCGTGGCCTTAAAATTTGCTTTTTTACTTTTTAAATTACTTTTTGGAGCAGTATCAATTCTAAACAAAATATCATTTCTTAAAACAAAACCGCCACGTCCAGCAACAGAGGCTGCAATGACAAATTTTTCTTTTTGACTTTTGCCTACTGAATCCTTTACATTTATTATCTTATTAATTTTACTTAATCTTGCATTTGTTTTAACTAAACCGGTATGTGTTTTTCCTTTACGAGCAAAAACGGTTGGGATAAAACTTTTTTTATCAATCGCTCCGCCATGCTCTTGCTCTTCTAAGTCATCTACAGAATGGTTTGATCCACCCCTAGAAACAAATCCAACGGACGCAGCCATGGAGCTAATATTAAAGCCAGTAGCTTTTTGATAAGTGCTATTTGCTTTAAAAAAATTCTTTTCACGATTAATAAAATTATTTCTTGAAGACTTCAACATAGTATCTGTCTTAACATTATAGACAGCATCGTTCAATGTGCCGCATACAGCCGCCGGAAGCGCTGACTTCCTTAGTTTCTCTAACTTATTAGTCATTGAAACTACAGCGTCTGTATTAATGTTAATTCTCATTAATCAATATTAAAAACAATACCATCAACCGCAACCGTAACGGCTGGCCCTGTTAATGCTCCTAATTGAGCAGAAACGTTTCCGTTTGTAGCAACTGTCATTTGAACAGGAACATAAACCGCACCGTCCAAAACCATTTGAGTAAAATACCTATTACTAGTTGGTCTATAACCAACCGGTAGATTGAATATCACTCCGTTAGCCAAAGAGGCATTTGTAACCAAACCCTGAATAGTAACAGTACCCTCACCGTCTATTCTGTACTTAACAGTAGATACAGCAGACCAGCTATTTAAAAATGCAGACACGGTAACTGGAGGTGGAACATATCTGTAGATCCTATTAACCACCCACATTCCAATTCCAACGGAAGTGAGTTCTATCTCATCAAACATTTTTAATACAAAAGGAACTCCAGACGGCGTTATAGTATCTCCGCCTTGAACTATTATAGTAAGATCGCTAGATGAAACATTCTTTATATTTAATTTTTTAGTAGCGTTATTTATACTAGCTAACGGAAGGGTAAATGTTCCCGCAAAAAAGCTAAAAAAATAACTAACCGAACCAAAATTATCATCAGTTAAAGTGGCGCTATTCGAATAAGTATAAATATTTTTATAAGCCGCTATCGTCTGAAGAAGTGCTTGATGTAACTGCCAGCCATTAGCTCCATTATCGACAAGGTTGTTTGGAATTAAACCGCTTCGGTACATCATTCTATCAAAGAACTGAATGTAGTCTCCGAGCGTATCTTCATTTAAAGGCGTGCCGTCATTCAGTCCGGTATTATCTTTTGACCTTCCATAGTTCCACGGATATACGGCTGGATCAACATTTGTTTTTGTTATTAATGGTCTCATTTTTTTTGTATTAATAGTAATTTACAAGTAAAAATCCAACGGTCTGAACTTGCTTTATATTTAAAATCAATTGTCTAAATTCTTCTTTTCTTGATAAAGGAATAGTAACGTAGTTTCCTAAAGGCGCTCCGCCAATAAAAAAAGTACTTCTCAAATTATTACCTATATTAAAATTATTATCAGCTTGCTCATCAATGCTATTAACTATCAAACTCGTATAACCACCACCCATTTGAGTATCACCAAATTGCTTGTCCCCAAATTGAAACAAAGAAAAAAGATTAGGACTAACACTCACTGGATTGTTTTGACTAAAACCAGTAGGGTAAAGATAATTAATATTTTCAAAAACATAAACAGGAAAACCAGCAAGTTGTAATTGAGATTGTAAATAAAGATAATGCCCTTTTGCAGGGTTAGCTCCAGGCGCTTGCATTTTTCTAGCAATAGCTTGTTTTCTTAAAGCCAACGGCGTTAACTGGTTTGTTATTAACCCTAATCTTCTTTCCCAATCCGTAGCGTCATCAACTGTAAAATCAGGGTTATCAGGCAGCAGACTAGTTAATATAGCCGTAGCGTCATTGTACGCTCTCGCTTCACTTATAATTAAAGATTTATGAAGCGTTTCAAACCAGCCGCCAAAAGGCATTTTCCATGCTCTTCCAGTAGGGTATAATTGTCTGGTTAGTTTTAATATTTTATCTTCAATGTAAAGCATTAGTTATATGTTACAGCAGGATTTAAGTAAGGTATATCTCCGTTAATAAATGTATAAGAACTAAGCGGTAATCCGTTTACTGTAAAACTAACGCTTGAGAAAGTAGATCCCGGAATTGCTGTTATTATTGAGGCTATTAACTTGTTATTGTCCAATATATCATTTTTGTCTATCGCAAGATCAGCAGCAGCTACAAACGGCCTTATCAAACTTATAGTATTTGTAATTGCAGTTAATAAAAGAGTTTGTTTTGCCGGCGTCAGTGATTGATACCCGGTTATTGTAACAACTATTGTTTTTATTGTTACGGGCAAGTAATAAACCATCACTTGCAATGGACGTCTACCATTTTGATTAACCGGCAAAGATGTATCTGGACTAAAGTTAACTACCTGCTCCACGTTAGACAATATCAAAGAGGATGGAGTCCCTTTGCCATCAACTGAATCAACAATAGTAGCTTCTACAAATAAATTTATTTGACCTTGGAATCCAGACTTTGCATAAGGATAAACTTTTTTTACACCCTGAGCGTCTTGAGACCAAAGTCTATAATCCGTGGCCGCTCCGCCTTGAGCCTCTAATCTATAAGATAATATAACTGCATTACGGTAAACCTCAGTATCTTCAGCCGCAAGCGGTTGAATAAATTCACTTATAACAGATGCCGAGCCAGTATCACTATTAACTAAAGGTATAGGTGCCGTTGGAGTTAACGTATTGCCGGTCTCTAGTTTTCCTGCAGTGCCTAGCGTCAAACACCTAACAGTTATGGAATCAACAGCAGAAACTAAAGTATAAGCTGAGTCGAGCATGTAAAGCACGCCTTTACTATAAGCATCGTCGTCACTTTTAAATGTTGAATTTGCAGGTATAACAGCTCCAATCTGACCAGTAACCTGTATAACATATTGTCCAGCAACAGCAGGGAATGGCGCTCTTCCTAACTTTATCATGCCAAATCTTAAAAGCGTCTCATAATCTGCAGTATCAGGCGCTACGTTTTTTTGAAGCAACGCTATTGCTAAATAATAAAGTTTTAGCTTTCCAGCTTGAACAGCAGCAAGACATCTTAAAACAGCTTTACCAAAAGGATTGATGTTTACACCAAATTGGGTATTCATGTCGCTAATGATGCCGTTAAAAATCTGAGTAGTAGTTGGTATTGTTATCATATAAAAAAATCTTCATTAAAATCATTTGCGAAAAAGTCACCAGTTGCCTTTTTTATAAAATTTATTATAGCAATTTTTTGTTCACCAGTTGGATATTTTATTCTAATCTCAACAGTAACCTTGTTTGTCTCTGGAATGGAAACGGAAACAGTAATTTCTATTCCAGCATCCTCCATGAATTTAAGATCTGTTTTTATTGCATTCTCAATTTTAATTCTACCGGCGCTAGTTAAAGGAGTGCTACTTAAAACCCTCTCCGTGTTAGAATTAAATTGATGAGAAATAATTGCTGGAAATAATAAAGCATTTGCCCAAAAATCATTTGATTGAGCAACTGTAACTATCGCCTCAGTATTTTGCTCTATATTGCCACCAAACATTCCAAGATAACCTTGATTTTCATTGCCGTAAATAACCCCAATATCGTTACCGACCTTTTGAAGATCACCACCGTTTAATGTTTCTATTATAGCTAAATCAAATCCCATTTTATTTTTTAGTGCTCATTGTTGAAGTCATCTTAGGCATTATAGTGAAATTTTTATTATTTCCATTGCCAGCATCCACCGGAACATTACCATCGTTTTTAATTGTGATAGTAGCATTAGCATTTGCGTTATTTGTTGTAGTTGTATTTTCTGCTTGAGCAACTTTTGTACTTTGAAAATTCATAGCATCCTTAACGCCAGGTTGAGAAGTTACCATTTTCATAGCCCAAGAACTTTCAAGATCTTTAATTTTTTGTTGACGATTTGCAGATTGAGCAGCTTCACTACCACCAACATCTGCCGTACTTCCTTTTCTGGTTAATACATTATCAGTATAAAGAGCAGCATTCATAGCAGATAAATTTGCTAACGACTGATTTTCTTTAATATAATTTTGCCTATCCTTAGCACCTTGTGCCATTTTCTTTTTCTCATTGGCATAGGCAACGTCAGACATTCCACCGGTTGCGTTCTGAAAACCATACCAAATGATTTTCATTCCGTCAACAGTAGTAGCAAATGCATTCGACATTACGCCCCACATTGATTTTGCTTGGTAGACAAAAGCATCAATAGAATAACCCATTCCAGTCATCATTATATCCCACTGCTCACCCCATCCTTTATATTGACTAGCTAAATAAGCCAATCCAGCAACTAACCCAGCAACAGCCGCTATAACTAATCCTATTGGATTCGCACTCATTGCAGCGTTCCATAACCACTGAGCGGCTGTAACTGCTTTTGTAGACCATTCATAAGCTTTTAATGCCAATGCGCTTTTACCAACCGCTACTGATACAATTCCGGTTAACGCTCCCTGAATACCTAAAGCAATATTTAAACCGCCAGTAACTATAGAGGTCGCTATTATTGAAGCCTTCCATAATGCAAAAAACTTTAATACACCAAGTCCAACACCTACAATTTCACCTAAACTATCTGTTACAAAACGAATAGCACTTTTAGCACGCTCCAATCCTGAACTTGCAGCATCGCTACTGGTCAACATATTGGACCAAGAGTTTTTTAATTCTGAAATAGCATTAGATAACGTATTTGAATTTAAAGCAGCTTGTTCGCTTGCCTTTCCAGTACTTCGTATCTTCAATAAGTACTTATCATAAGTGCCTAATTGATTAAATATAACCTGACCAGCAGTAACGTTTTCTTTTCCAAAAACACTAACCATTTTAATCGGGTCCTTAGATATTTTAGAAAGTTCGTGTAACCTTGCGGATAAACTCTGAGTCTTATCCATCAAAAAATTCATATTAACACCAGAAGAAACCATGTCCGCCTGAGCCTTCGCATCAAGCCCGCCAGCAGCAGAAATTGCTGTTAATAAATTTCTGGCACCAACAGCAATTTTATCCTTAGACATTTGAATACCCAGCGCTTCAATTAAAGCTGTAGACTCTGCAAGATCAACATTCATATTTTTAGCAGTAGCTCCAAACTCTTGTAGATACCCAGCCGCCTCGCTCGTTCTAACACTACCAACAATTTCACCAGCAGTTAAAATGTTTACAGACTTAGCAGCGTCCTCAGCTTTTAATCCAAACTGATTCATTATAGAAGTTAGATTTTCTAATGTCGGCTGCAATTCTGTTCTACCAGCTTTGGACAACATAATACCAGCCTCGGCAATTTGTCTTAACCCTTTCGGATCTTCTAAGTATTGAGACATTGCTGATCCAATAGTCTCAAAACTACTCGCTACATCAATTGCGCTTTTTCTGCTTGACCCAGCTAATGAATTAATTTCTTTTTTGAAACCAACCATTTCCATATTACTAACACCGGTAACAGCTTGCAAACTTTGCATCGCTGTTTCATAATCCATTATGGAATCAATGGAACTTTTACCTAAAGCAAAAGCGCTACCAACAACAGCAGCAGTACTAGCCATTGTTAATAATTGTTTTGAAGCTGAACTTAAACCCGGAGTTAATTTTCTAAACGCTCTTTCACTTCTGGCACCCAACGCTTCAGCCTTTTGAGTGAAACCGTCAAGTCCTCTACCCATACTACGAAGCGATGGAGACATCTTGTCTTCAGCAGTAAATATACTAGGTATTATGAGAGGCTTTGCCATTGTTATTTAGTTTGCATTCTTTTAATTAATTCTAAAACCCTATCGTACCAATACACTATTCCGTTATAATCTTGTCTATCAAAAAAAAGGCTACCCAAATCTTTAGGCAGCCATTTAAGTTCTAATACGACAGTTGTGATTACTGTATCTATACCCGCATCGTCTTTATCTAGGCCATAAAAAAAAACGATAAATAATCTGCTAACGTGTTATCCTCCGAATCCATTTCTTTAAGAATTGCAGAATTTTGTCCTGTTAAAGCAGAAATATAAGCTATCGACTGCTCAAGCGGACCTGGCGTTTTAATTGCTTGAGTTCTATCTTGAATTTCTTTTAAAGTTAAACGAGGCTTGTATTTTAATTTTTTTAAATCACCAACCGGAAATTTTAAAGTATGCTCAAATACAAATGTCTCAGGATCTAAAACTAAAAGCCCTTCCATCATTGCTTCAACTAAATAGGCAATATTGCCTTTTAATGTTTCGCGTTTTTTTGGAGAAACTTTTTTAAAATCTAACCAAGAATTTACTTCTTTTTCTGCTTGCTCTTTTGAAATTACATCGCTCATAATTACGCTTGTTTTTTAAGAACACCACCGCCAGATAATTTCAAGGGGAACGTTGCTGCGTTTCCGTTTCCAGCTATATCTCCAACAGGGCGACCTGTTCCTCCATAAATAGAACCGTTAATGTGAGATATTGTATAATCAGCATCTAAAGGGTCGCCAGCCAAAGCAGACAACTTCTCTAAATCTAAATTTACATTCATGTCCCAAGCAACAGTAACGTCTACAGACCAACGTTGGCGGTTTAATTGAGTTATCATTCTACCACCACCATCAATGCCATTCATATCGTCGTTAGAACGAACACCACCTAAATTAAAGGTGCTATCTTCTGCTGCTTTTATAAAAATAACACCGCTACCTAAAGTCGGGTGATTATATGTAATTTCTGTTATGTCTCCACCTATTACTGACATGCTTTATATTTTTTTTAGTTTATTGAACCGAAATTAAAACCCATCACAGCAGTTGTAGCAGATATACGCCCAACACCACTACGCTTAGCACTGAATACAGTATCAAAACGATTTGGATTTGTTGAATTTAAAGAAACACTTAAAGAGGAAATACTAAAAGCAGTATCAACTATTAAAGCGCGAGTAGTAAGATCAGAAAACATGTTATTTAATTTTTGTTTCCACATTTTAGGCTTAACGATGTTCTGAGAAGAAACACTGTCTTCGTCTTTTGCTAAAACTTTTCCAATAACATTCTCTTGCTCTAATAAGAAATAAGTATAACGAATATTCCAATCAATTAGAATATCTCTAGTGTAAGCGAATTGAGGTGGTATCTCTCCAATAGGATGGTAGGTGGTAACTGAATCTTTTACGATGTATGTTCCGCTAACAAGGTCAACTGTTGAGCAACCTTTTTTCACAAATAAATCTCTGTTGTCATAACTAGCCATTGAACCAAGAGTTAACGGCGAAGGCATGTCAGGATATTTGTCATTTAAAATATCTAACTCAGGAGAGTTTTGAGCTTTTTTAGCAACCATAAATGCATGGTTTGCAGCAGCTTCCATTGCAAATCCCGGAGAATTTGGCGCCGGAGATAAAACAATAGTACAATCATCAAGACGGGCGTCAGATATAGAACTTGGATCGTCTAAAACAGTTCCAGTGAATGCCAAAGTAGGCTTCATAACTATACCTTGGTATCTTCCTGTAGGGTTTGTATTATCTGGACGTCCGTTGAATGCTTCTAAGGCAGACATAACCGCTGAAACAGCTCCATAACTATTAATTGTAATAGTATTCCATTCTGTACCATACAAGCCTAAACTTGTTGTAACAGCATTAGTTGGAGTACCAGAACCATTTTGAATAGTAGCAACGTTGTAAGATAAACCAACAGCCTGATTGTTTGTATTAACCGAAACGGTCATGCCGTCAGCAGTAGCACCTTTCCATTTAGTTGTTAACACACTTACATAAGTATTTGTAGTAACAGTCGCTGGACAGCCAATAACTGCAGCTAAAACGTTTGCTATTTTAGCACTGATTTGTACTAAAGTATCACCAGTTACAATAGGAATATCATAACTTTGAGAGTCTACATTTGTACGACCACCAATAGTAATAGTATGGGTAGCATTTCCAGTAGCAATACCAACTGGCTGAATCGTCATTACTTTAGCTGTAGCACCAACAGCTTCCGCTTGCGGGTAAAAAGTTACAGGAATGCCATCTAAACCGCCACCGGCTAAAGGAAATAATATTCTCGCTATCATATAAGCAGGAGAACCGTAACCAAACTTTTGTCCAACTTGTTGAGCAGAAGTAGGTATAAAAATAGGGTCAGAAACAACAGCAGCTTGGTTTGCGCTGTTAGCTTCACATAGTACAGCAATTTTCATTGGCAAATTAGGAGATGTTTCTTGAAAACTACCTTTTGCTATTAAATACCCGACAACTGCGGATTTTCTTGCTGAACCTACTGCGTTTGATACTGACATCTTTGAAGTGTTATTTTTGGTAAAAATACAACACTACAAAAAAAACAAAGTTAAAAATTACCCACTTACCGGAATTTATTTTATATTTGTGCCCATGAACAAATTAAAAGTTTTTCAAATATATTTTAATGAAGCACAACTACCATTAAACTTTATTCCTTATTATAATGAAAAATGTTCTCCCTATTTTGAAAACAAAGTTATTGTTGATCTAATCAAAAAAAATCAGCACAAAGGCTGTACTCATTTTGGTGTATTAAGCCACAAATTTGCTGAAAAAATAAAAGAAAGAATGAGCTCAAACTGGGACTCTTTACCTGAATTAAAAAACCACCATCGGTTCCTAATGAACGCCGATGAGATAGAAAAAGCTTTAGCTTTATTCGATCCGCCAGTTTTAGCTTTAATGCAACACCCGGCGCATGATCCAGTTTCTTTTGGCGGAAGGTTTCACCAAAAATTACCTGATTTTTTTAAAGAGGTTACAAAGAAAATAGGCGCCGAATGGAAGCCGGAAGTTTTTGACCGTGTTTATTATTCAAACTATTTTATAGCAAAGCCAGCAATATATGCAGACTACGTTAACACAATGCTGGCTCCAGCTATTCAAGTCATGGATGACATGCCTGATCTTTGGCAAGACAGCGGTTATCCAAAAAAATTACCTGAAAACTTATCAAAAGAATGGGGTGTTAATTACTACCCATACCATACCTTTATATTAGAAAGATTATTTAGTTATTATTGCAACATAAACAAAAACAAAATATGGAAAAAGCAGAATTAGAAGCCGCTCTTCGTTTAATTTACGATAGCTGGATAGTGAGATACGGCACGCCGCAGGAAACAATGGCTAACGGTATGGCTACAGATATGAATGCCTACTTTGATAGTATAAATTATAATTTGGTTCTTGGAACTTGTTTTTCTTTACAACAGGTCTTGGATCAGTTATCTGTAGTAGGAATAACCGGAATAGACAGACCTGCAGATGGTGCTTAGTTTTAGTTTAATTCATCCTTCAAGGAGTAGGCCCGAAAAAGCTAGAGAGATTTATAATTACTGGATGAGCAAAGCTTCCGGTGAAAATAAAATAGAACATATTCTTTCTTTAGATTTTAGTGATCCGCTAAACGAGCACTATGGAATGGTTGACGGAAAGTATATACCATTTGGAGACAACTCTAAGTCAATAATTGACCATAATAGTTGTGTAGTTGAGGCAACAAATCAAGCTGCTAAAATGGCAACTGGCGACGTGCTTATCTATTTAAGCGACGATTTCAAATGTCCAGACAATTGGGATAGACTTATTGCAGAACGAATGCTTATAGGTCACCCAACTTTGCTAAAAGTGAATGACTGTTTGCAGCAATTTGAAGTCGCAGTGTTAACTATACCTATAATGAATAGATCGTTATACGAAAAGCTTGGATATTTTTGGCACCCATCTTACAGATCAATGTTTGTAGACGAAGACCTCTACTGGACTTGTAAAAATAATATTTGGATGGTATCAGCGCCTGAATTACAATTTCCTCACGAACACTGCTCAATAGGGAAAGCTGAACGAGACGAGACTTATATCCGCTCAGAAGCTAATTGGGACCACGGCAAGGCTATTTTTGCAGAACGTAAAGCGCTAAATTTTCCTTTAAAATGATTTTATCAATATTAATTCCGAGCCTAGAAAGCAGGAAAGAGTTTTTGAACCAAATGCTTTTTAATTTGCATACGCAAATTACCGAATTAAGCGCATGGGATAAGATAGAAGTATTGACGGACGAACGTTCTCATTTATCAACTGGAGTGAAAAGAAACTCGTTATTGAATAGAGCGGAAGGAAAGCATTCTTGGTTTGTAGATGATGATGATGAAATAATAAAATCAGCATTGTCTTTAATATTAAACGGGCTAAACTCTAACCCTGACGTTATTGGTATAAACGGATGGATGACCACTGACGATGAGAACAGAGTGGACTGGGAAATGAAGTTAGAAAATCCTTATTGTGCTACAACACGAGACGGAAAAGAATTTTATTTAAGATTTCCTAACCACATTGCGGTTATGAGAACAGAGATTGCTAAACAGGTCAAATTTCCTGATCTTACAATGGGTGAAGATTACGCTTGGGCAAAAGAGATTCACGACAGAAAGCTTTTAAAAACAGAGGTTATTATTGAAGAACCAATATATCACTATAAGTTTAGAAGCAAAAAATGACCATTAAAAATTACTCAAAACATATATACTATAAATTAAAAATTATCATGGGAAACTACTCACAAGGCGAAGAGCAAAAGCATATTGAAATGTTTTTTGGAGACTTCAAAGGAACAGTTCTTGACATCGGAGCAAACGATGGAAAAACATTTAGCAACTCTTTGGCTTTAATTGAAAACGGATGGAATGCTGTTTTATTAGAGCCGGCACAAATAGCTTTTAATAAGCTGGAAAGATTGCACGAAAATAATCCTAAAGTAAGTTGTTATAAAATAGCTATAGGCAACCAGCACGGTAAAACAAAATTAAAAGTTTCTGGCGCTCACCTGCCTGACGGTTCAGATGTAGCATTATTATCTTCGCTTAAAGAAGATGAGACTACTAGATGGAGAGACGCTGGTGTCCAATTTCACGAAGAGGAAATTATAGTAACAACTTTCTCTCATTTTAAAAAATTAAGTGGAGATCCAGCTTTTGATTTTATCACAATCGACTGCGAAGGATTGGACGTTGATGTATTAAAACAAATTGATCTTACAAACACAAAACTTATCTGCATCGAATGGAACTCTAAACCTGAAGCAAAAGCGGAGATATTAGAATATTGTGCTAAATTTGGCATGACTAAAACAATTTATGAATCAGGAGAAAATTTATTAATATGCAGACAGTAGTATCATTCGCCGATGGCGCCGGGCATTATGCAAAAGCATTAATGCGACAAGAATTAAGTTTATTACAAGTTGGATTTATTCCTGCTGAAGGCAATAAGTTTAAAGGCATTAATGACTACGGTCATATAAACTCACCACAGCACAAGGGGGCGCCTGACTCTATACCATACGCTTTTAAAGCGCTTTCAATTAAAAAAGCAGCGGAAGAACAAGACTGGAAAGGCCTCTTATTGTGGTGCGACTCGGTTGTGTATGCCACAAAATCAATTCAGCCTATTTTTGACCACATAAAAAAGCATGGTTATTTATTTTTTGATAATATTGGTTTCTCTATCGGAGACTATACCAGCGACGTTTGCTTGAGGCAATTTAATATGTCTCGCGAAGAAGCTTTTGATAGCAAAATGATTATGGCTTGCGTGATGGGATTCGATTTAGAAAACCCGTCAACAAAAGAATTTTTAGATAAATATATCGCAGCAGCAACAGACGGTCATTCTTATCCGGGATCTTGGACGAATGAAAATCTACAAGTATCAAACGATATGCGCTGTAAAGGTCACAGACACGACCAGTCAGTAGCGAGTATATTGATAAAACAAATGGGGTTGAGTATTACTCGCGCTCAAGATACATTTTTTGCGTATGCAAGCCATAAAGGGTTAGTGCCAATAGCAGATAGCGTTGGTTTATGGTCGGAGGGAATATAGTCATGGAGCAAGAAGTTTGGAAAACAATAATCGGATTTGAAAAAGCTAAGATTAGCAATTTCGGAAATGTAATGGGCGCCCACGGAAAATTAAGAAAATTAAAAAACATTTACACCAACGGCAACAGAAACCTACAGCCTTATAAAAACGTAAGGTTATCATTAAAGCATTCTGGTGAATACGTACATAGACTAGTCGCAAAACATTTTTTAGATAACCCAAATAATTACAAAGAAGTAAACCATATAGATAGAAACAAACATAATAACCATGTATCTAATTTAGAATGGTGCGATAGACTTCACAATGTAAAACATCAAAGAGAAACTCAAAAATTAATTAACAATTAAAAAAATAGAAAACTTGGGATATACACAATTTACAGTAGATCAATTAGAAGAAATTATCTCTAATCATTCGCCAAAAACAATTTTAGATTTTGGTGCACAAAACATGTATAATCAACCGGAACTACCAGCTCCTTACGCTAAAGAGTGGTATGAGAACGAAAAGAAGATGAAATATGTTTCTATCGACATTAACAACGAGCACGGTGCAATTGCTGTGGATTTAAGTAAACCATTATTAGATCAAACAAAATTAGACGAGCGCCTAATAGATCAATATGATTTAGTAGTAGATGCCGGCACAACTGAACATGTCGGAGTTGATGGCAAGCATGACACTGAAGCTTTCTACAACGCGTGGAAAACTAAATACGACTTATGCAAAAACGGAGGTATTATATACTCCGAAAATCCAAAAACAGGATCTTGGCCCTGTCACGGATTTAATTATCATACATTAGAGTTTTATCACCAATTAGGAATAGCGCTCGGTTGCCAAATACTAAGTTTAGGTGAGCACGCCGCATGCCATAATATCATTGATGGATGGAATATTTATTGCTCGTTTATAAAACCAACAGCTACTCCGTTTATCTCACTAGAAGAGTTTAAAAAGTTAACTTATAAGTTAAGTTAATGAAATTAGCAGCAATATATAACGTTTGGGACGGTGTAGAGTTATTGAAACACTCAATAGCATCAATAAAGCAAGACGTTGACTTAATAATAATTGTTTACCAAGACATCAGTAATTTTGGAGAAGAATTCAATCCATTACCTGAAATAAAAAAAGCTGTTTATGGGATTCCTCATGTTTTACACAAATATGTACCGACAGTTGGAAATGGATTTGTAAATGAAACAACCAAGCGCCAAATAGGAATAGAAATAGCTTATAATTATAATTGTACACATTTTTTAAATTTAGATTGCGATGAAATTTATGAAAACTTTGCTAAGGCAAAAAATTTATACATTAAATCAGGAGCACAAGGATCTGTCTGTAAACTATTCACATACTTTAAGTTTCCAACTCTCAGATTTGAAACTGAAGATGGCTATTTTGTGCCTTTCATTCACGAACTCAAAAGCACCACTACTGCTGGCAGCAGCGTGGGTTATCCTTTTTATTGCGACCCTACTAGAAGCATTAATTGCAACGATGTAGTCTGTTTGCCGGTCCACATGCATCACTTCTCTTGGGTTAGACAAAACATTGAACGTAAATGCAGAAACTCAAGCGCAAAAGCAAACATCGAAAATGGAACAATGCTACAGAGTTATTATGATCCAAATTGTGGACCAGGTTTCTATGTAAAAGACGCTGATAAATATTTAATCGAAGTGCCAAACCAATTCAACATTAATCTGTAATATGGAAATAGTAAAAGACAAAGTTAAGAAACACAAGATCACAACCGAAGTGTATAAACGTATCAGTGAAATTGCAGCCGGAATGGTTCCATGCTCAAAAGTAATTAACGGCAAGCGTCAAATGAAGCGCGTAGTGAAGAAATGCACATGGGAAACAATGTCGCCACAGAATCGCGAGCATATCGAAAAGCACAATCCAAAAGATGCTAATAAAAAAGGACCATACAAAGAAATTTGGATGGAACCGGTTTTAATAAACCATAAAGAGTGTTTGCTTGCTGAATATAAAATGCATGGAGAGGATGGAATAACTTTTTATGTTGAAACTATAAACAAAGCCATCGCCAATGAAAATAGCAGTACTGATTCCGGACAGGAGTGATAGGCCAGACTTTTTAGCCAACACTTTACGATTAATAGAAAGTCAGACCGTTAAACCGGACCATGTAGAGGTAGTAAACTTTCCAGCAACGTCTGAAGCTTGCGATATAACCGTCCGTTACCGTTATGGATATGATAAACTTTCTAAGATGGGCTTTGATGTCATTTTTTTTATGGAAAATGATGACTGGTACACCAATAACTACATAGAAACAATGCTTAATGCTTGGAAAGAAGCTGGTGAGCCGGATATTTTTGGAACAGATTATACTTTTTATTATCACATTCGCCAACAAGGACGCTTCACTATGGAGCACTTCAACCGAAGCAGCGCAATGTCTACTTTAATAAAACCGAATTTAATATTCGAATGGCCGCAAGATAACGACCCTTACACGGACGTTTGGCTATACACTAAGTTGAAGTATGGTGTATTTCATCCAGATCCTAAAAAACCAATTTGTCTTGGCATCAAACACGGCGTTGGAAAGTGTGGTGGAGAATGCCACACCACTTATTTACGTTTATTCAGAGAAGGCAGTGGCGCTTTCGTTGACCCCAACATGGTTTGGTTAAAATCTATAGTTGATGAGGAAAGTTTTAAATTTTACCATTCAATATCAAGTCAGCAAAACGAGGCCAACTCGCCAACTTAACATCTAACTTCATTTCTTTAAAAAATCTATAGACATAAATGTCTCTAACTACTGTATTGTAGATGTTGACGTCCAAATGGTGATTCTGAGACGAAGATGTTTTCTTTGCCCAAATGAAATTACCTTTTTTATCAACCACTCGATGTTCTGCAGCATAATGAGAAAAATAATTTTCCAAACCATATTTTCCGTCTCTCGGTTCAGGGAAATTTAAAAATCCTTGCGGTTGTTCTTGCTTCGGCTCAGCATTTCTGTCCCACTTAAAATTAATACGAGCCATCAACCGGTCCTTTAAATTATTAACGCGCACCATGTATAATTCGTTTGGACGACTTGCGCTATTCTTAAAAGAAGCTTGCTCTATATGCATTGGAATATACTTATCTTCCTTGTCACCCTTCAATCCAAAAATAAGATGGTTGCTTTTTTCTATATAATTAAAAACCTGGTCCTCAGCGAAACCAGTATCTATTCCGCTTGCAGTAATTCTCATCGTGGTGCCATCCTCTAAAGTATAACTCGCGCTAAGTATTTCTTCAAATTTTTTCCAGACATTATTAGGTTTAGACACATCATAACTAAACATTTCTCTGGTTATGTTTTCCTTTTTCTTCCAACTTTGATTTGCAATAAATGTACCTAATGATCCGTGAGTGATACTATAAGTACTGCCAGTTTCGCTATGTGCAATAACCTCATAATCCAAGCGGACGTCATCATAATCAGAATTAACTCCAGCAACTCGACCACCTAAATCGGCAGCACAAGTAAGCATCACTATTTTACCATTACCATCTTTAATACTTTGAGCTTCAGGAACAGTTCCTATTTGATATGATCTTATATTTAATTGTAATTGATCTACCTTAACAGAGGTTCCCGGTTCTTCATAAGTTTCTCCGAGACAAACGTTCACAAATGTTTTATAAAGCGCCTCGTTTCTAGGTTGATTAGAGGGATTGGCTTCTAAAAAGTCATTAACATAATGTTCCCAATCGTACATTCCTAAAGGTGCATACAAACTGTTTATATGATAACTGTAATATCCAAGTTTACTAGGCTTAGCCGTTGGTTTCCAAAAACCCTTGTTTAACAACTCATGCTTGTTTTTGTCGGTAAAAAAACCACCGCATTCCTGACAAGTGTACCCAACGGACTCTGATACAACGGTACCGCTTTCATCTACATCCCAAGTTATACCGGCGGATCTGTTATCGGTATCCTTAACCAGCGTCGACCAAACCAATTCTATAAACTCATTGCAACAAGGGCACGGTATCATAAATTTTCTTTGATCGCCAAGTAAATATGCTGGTTTTATATTACTAGTTTCTTCTCTTTCTGGAGTTGATATATAAAATATTTTACATGTATCAGCATAAGCAGCAAAGCGCTGCTCTAATAATTTACGAGTACTTCCTGATTCTTTACTTTCCCCTTTAACACTCTCAAAATCGTCAAAAAAACCGGTTTGAAGGTCAATTTGCCTTAACCCTTTATGGTTATTTGCACTAATAATACTTACATATCCTTGCGGAAATTCCTTTTTAAAGTTTGTATCACCTGATTTGTTTGCGCGATTCCTTTGGACCTGTGGTTTTATATATGGCCTCAACCCACAACTATCAATCATTAAATCTAATTTCTCCATTGACTTTTCAATCAGATCAGGCGCACCAACTGTTATTAAAGTATTGCCCGGATTATTTTTAATTATCCAACCTACTCCCGGATAAATTACACCGGCAGAGCCACCAACTTGAGCCCCTTTCATAATTGCAACTGTTCGGGCCGGATGCGATTGAGAAAGACAATCAATGATCTCGCGCATGTAAGGCGTCCTGCTGTATTTAAACGGTCCAGGGAACGGCTTTTGCATGATCATATTTTGCTCAGTCCAATCAGACGGCTTAATGTCGGAAATGTTAACGCTCCCGCTTTCAAGCAATGCTTTTAATTGATCTGAATATAACTTACTCTCGCTCACCTACCCCCCTTTTTTCAGAATAATCATTTACTATGTTGTCTATTGATTTAACGCTAAGTATCGTCGCTTTGTTTATAGCCGAATTAAACCATTTTATTAATTCACCACTCATTTCAGCTACATCATTTACATTTAATGAGTGTTTTTTTGAAAAAACCCTAGTAAATTCCCTAGAATTATTATGAACTTCAGTAATTATTGACTGGTTATGTTGTAAGAAAACAGGTTTAATTAACTCAGATGGAACAACAACCCCTTTCAACTTCTCTTCTTTTAGCCTTAATAAACGAACTTCCTGCTCCAGTTTTTCAACTTGAGCTGCCGTTTTCTTTAAATCTAACGATGCATAATCCTCTTTTTGACTATCAATATCCTTTTTTATAACCGCTACTTCCGGTCCTGCTAAGGATTTTGTTTTGTTTTTTTCTAAAAAAAATTTATTTCGAGGGTCTTCACCGTCAATTTTATCGTCACTTAGTATTATAACTTTTTTTCGACTTATATAAACGGATAACCTTTTGGTTTCAATTCCACAAGCAACGGCAAATTCTTTTTTTGTATATATTGTCATTACATTACCTTTTACAAATACCAATAAACACTAGTGTTGCCATGATTTACGCAACAAAAATAGTGTTTTGTTGTCAATTTAACAACAAACTTAACAACAAAAATCGAAATTTAGTCGTTTTAGTTCTTTTTCGAAGCCTTGCATTCATTGCGCTGGTAAAAATATGGTCTGGGAGTACCTTGTACACTAGCTTTGTATAACTAGTGTATATATAGATAGTGTTGTCATACAATAGTACTAAGACTTGCAGCTATGTATATACTACAGCCACGCTCTGCTTAGTCCTATACGCCTATGATGTGGCGTGGTTGCTTATTAAGCGGCAGTGTTAATATATATGACTGAAAGTCTGTTAATGACCTTGCTAATACGTATGTATAGCCTAATGCTTTAATGCGGGCCTTAAAATCCTTTTGTGCTGGTGATTGTCTACCCGTTGATGTCTTAGTCTCTACCCATATCAACAGGCCATACCCATGTATCACTATAAGATCACTGGCACCGGCCAATAAGCCAGTGCTCTTCATTGTCATCGCTTCCCTTCCATCGCGTGTGCCACCATTAGGTACACTCATTATAAGGCAACGTGGCTCATGGTGAACCAAGCAATAAGTGTTTGTGTACCAACGAACCATTTCGGCCTGTATGCGGTCCTCTGAGTTAGCTTGCATCGTTGTAGGCTTTTTGTAGTATATCAAATGCATTTATACCCTTTTTATTCAAATGATCTAAAAAGAACGCAATTCCTCCATATTTGTAAGAAACTTCATTTTCTGCATTTTTTGCGATTTTTTGCAATTTATCTAATAATTGCGATTCTGTGAGTTTTTCGTTTTTTGGCATGTGCAAATATATAAAGCAGGTAGCAATAATCCAAAAGCAAGGTAAATAATCTATCCTGCTTTTATTGAAAGCCTTGCTACGACTGACCAAAAGCAGGTAAAGCAGGTAAAGCAGGGTAAATTATACTGGAGAGAATCATGGCTAAAAATAAATTCGTAAAAAAAAATAATCGGTAAGCATGATATATATATAATATATAAATATAATTTTATCTTGCTTTACCTGCTCTACTTGCTTTTGACTAGTGGTAGTGCGGCTTTCGGTGAAGCAGGATAAAATTTTTATCCTGCTTTACCCTGCTTTTTTAACATTTACCCTGCTTTTTTAACAAAATAATAGTTATATTTGGGCATGAAAAAACTAATGGGTTTTCTGTCATGCACTATATTTTTGCTGACAATGGCTTTTACTGCTTCAAGCCATCCACCAATCGAAAAGCACCCTGAATACAAGGCTGATTTAATCGTTAGCGAATTTCAAATAGCAAGTGTAAGTATTTTTGAATTCAGTAAGCCACCATCGGTGGATCATTATGAGTTTGGAGACATTACAGTGAACATGCATGTAGATTATGATAAGGTCGGTTTGCGCGCCTGTTATTTGATGCCGAAAGGTTTAAAGAACAAAGATCATAGGCCATGGCTGTTCTATCGAGTAAAAACATGTTAAATATATTCAAAAAGAAAAACCCCGACAGTGATGCCGGGGTTTTTTTATGGTTACAATTGCGAAACTAAAGCGCCTCCATATCTTTATTAAGTTTGGTTATACGAGTCTCAATAATCTTAATAGCACTTTCGCTTAACGCCTTGAATACTTCTGGCGAGTCGCTATGAACCAATGTTATAACTTTATTTTCGGTCTGCTTCAATTCGCTTAATTGAGATTTTAGCACCGCTTCTTCTCTGGCAATAGCTGCCGCTTTTTTGTAGGCTTCTTTTTTCATGTTTGTTTTTATTTATGTTTATCGTTTATCCATTCTTTATATTCGGCTTCAAAGCGCCGCCACCAATCAATCAGTCTTCTTAACATAGAAACTTCCGTTATCAAGATTAAGCTGGCGAACCAGTGACGACCTAAACAACACAAGGCCAAATTTGCCATCCATCCGTTCAAGGTGAACATTAAAGCCTTTGAGCTGTGTTATTTTATATTCTTTGCCATTCTCTCGTCTAACGATCGTGGCGTCCATTAATGGATCGAGTGATAATACCATGCTATATATATTTTTTAATTACTGAATAATAACGCGCTCCGCGATCTTGTATTGGAGTGCCGAAAATCTTTTTAAGTTCCAACCCGAAATATTTAAAACCACGAATTTGTTGCTTGCTGTTTTGTTCAATCCAATCTTTAATTTGGGTGGCTGTCATCTTTTCAACCAATTCACCTTCCATTAATGATTCGTGGAAGAACTGAAGAATAAGTTCTCGCTCGGTGTTGACGTCCTCAAACTCTTTGCTCATTATTGCCAAGCCAGCAAGATCCTCTTTGGTTAATTGCCAGCTTTCGCCGCTTTCATAAGCACGAACCAACTCCATGAATAATTCATTTTTATCTATTGAGTTATATTCTTCATGGTCTATTTTAACCACCTCAACAGTCAAGATACGAGTGTTGCCGGTCCGGTCATTTATGATCCGTGTATCATTCGAAGTGCCGCACAATATGGCGAGGCGTTTAAAATCTTCGTTACCACGTCCGTATGGAGCACGAAGCGAGAACACTGACTTTGAAGTTAGCTCTTTAAATTGCTTTTCGTCTTGTTTTGACTTGCCGCCCATTTCATCATCCATTACGATAAGCTTTTGGCACATCAATAACTCATCATCTTTGCCACGGTCAAGTTTAGACTCAGCATAATATTTTTGCAATGGCTCAGGCAACAAGCCGCGGAACCAAGTCGTCTTGCCAGTGAATTGACCACCAACCAAAGCGAGCACATATCTAACTGGATGACCATTATAAGCAGCAATAATGCCGATTAACCATTTTCTCATAAACACATCGCAGAACGGCGTATCAGAATAAATAGTGCGGCAAAGCTTCGTTATATTGTCTGTAGTGTTACGGTAGCGGTTCTTTTCAATGTATTCGGTTATTGGATTATACTCTTGAGTAAAATCGCTATAAATAATCCGCTCGCATAAATCGAAGGTAACGTCTTTTATATTAAATGCGGCGCGAGCGCGGAGGTAAATTGAGTTCAAGCGCTCTTTGTTGATCTCACCCTTGGTTGTATCTTCCACGGCACGAGTGATGGTATTCTTTCGGAGCGGATGGTTTTGGTTAACCCATTCCATTAATGATTCAATTAATCGCTCAGGGTCTCCAGCCACTGAGGTTTGAAGATTAAGATCATTACGTTCAAAAACTTCCTTAGCAACCTGGGCGGCTTGGTCAGGTTTATAGCCATTAATTTCAACCAACTGTTTTGCTACAGAATCTTGAGTGCGACCAGAACGTTTACCAATGCTGGCAATTTGAACTGCTTTTTTTGTCTCGGATGGAATATCAATGCCTGCTTGTTTAAGCATCCAATAAAGCGTGCCGACAGTTATTCCGTTCGTATTACGTTGGCATGAAATAGTGTATTGGCGGTCCGCATGCGCTGAATTATATTTGCCATCCATGGCACATAATGCATGAAACCACTGGCGACCATTTTCGCCGAAGCCAGCAGCTAAAGCAAATGCCAATTGAAAATATTCTTGATATGTCGGCGCAAGGTTGATGCCACGATTAACGGCAGTTTTTATTAACTCAGAAACAACATCGTCGCCAATAACAACTGGCAGCGAGTTTGGTTTATGTTTTGGTTCGGCTTGTGTTTTTGAGACCTTGGACTTTTCGTTTATTTGAAGTTCAGCATCAAATGATACATAGCGAAGCGATGCAACGTTTTGTGGCGCTGGGTCAACTACAATGCCATAGGTATTGAAATAATAATTTCTAATCCAACGGAACGAATCCTTATGCTTGGCTGGATTAATTTTTATAACGCAAGCAAGGCCATTGCCGGATGCTGATTTAAAAAGAGCGTATGTGTATGGATCAGAAAGCAGTGCTGTTTTATCGCTATAGCCATCAATGTCAATGCATATAAAAGACGAGTGAGCGATTAAGCCAGCCTCTTTTCGTGCACCAAATGCGCCTGATATTGTTACACATGGCAGCGTTTCTTTTAATTGGTTGCGTAGCTTTTTATCTGGCTGCAGCCGAACGGTCTCTATAGCGGTCTGCCATTTTCCAAATTTTACACCTTGTAGAAAATCAACCATCGAAATGGTTTGAGTCGACGAGTTGTCCTTGGCGTTGGTATAAATGGAAATATTGCTCATATAATAAATAGGCAAGCCCACGGCGCTAAAGTCGCCAAACCACCTTGCAATGATGCAGGGAGCGCCGAGGGTGATTGCTTTATCTTAAATGTGATTTTCATGGTTGGTGGTTTGGCTGGGTGCAATTATAAGAATATTTTTTTACTTAAACCATTTTATTTTATACCTGTTAATAAAACCGGCAGGAAATTGAGACACCCATCCGCATTTGCAAGTAAATTGCTGCTTCAAAGAATCCCAAACCGATCTTGGATTTCTTAAATTACATTTATGACCACCGCAATATGGCGTGTAATTTTCTTCATTCATTAAGTTATGTCTAACTATTGTTTCTTCTTTCATGGTTACGCTGTTAAAAATTCTATTTCATTTATTTTTTTATCGGCAAAAGTTACGCCGCCTTCTCTGAGTTCAAATTCTAGCGATTCAAGTTGGCGTAAAATCCACTCATCACGATATTTTTTAATTCGGGCATATTCACCAATTGCCATGGCTCCACGGCTTCTCATTATTCGCCAAACGTGTTTAGCGTTAATTTGCTTCACGTTCTCAAGTTCGATTAATTCGGGTATTGTGCATTGAGATAAATATTTACCGGGTATGCTGGTGCGGATATTGTTTGTAAGCTCAACCAACACACCGCGTTTAAGTTCCGCCTCGGTTACTAGAAATATATAACCGCAATAAGGACATTCTTTTGTTTGCATTGATAACATAGCTGTACAAGCCTTACATGATTTTACGGGAGCCGCTCCAAGCGTGTTTCGCTTCTTTTTTGGGGGTTCTAATTTCCAGTTTCTGTTTTCTGCCCATAAGCCATGTCTAGTAAAATTACCACCATAATCCAACACCAAAAATTCTTTTTTTGTTGGCGTAACTCTTGAGCCTCTACCGCAACCTTGAAGCCATACAGTAATAGAGTTAGTTGCCCTGTTGAATACAACACATTCTATGTTTGGGTCGTCGTAACCAGCAATAAATATATTGGCATTAACTAAAACAGGAAAAGCTCCAGAACGGTGTTCTTTCAACAAATAATCTCTTTTTGTTTCATCCGTGTCACTGCTTATAGCAAACGCTTTTATTCCAGCGGCAGTAAACGCTTTGGCTGTTTCTTCTGCGTGAGAAATATTTACACAAAACACTATAGTACGTTTGTCCTTTGCTTTTTCTAGCCAACCATCTATTACACCATCATAAATTTTTGTATTTGAAAAATGTTTATAATTAGATTGGTCTGTAAATTCACCAGAGTTATCTGTTTGTAAATCAGAGAAGTCATCTTGTGATTCGTAACCACGGCAATTTGATAAATAACCAAGCTGTATCAACTCTGGAATTTCAATTGAAGAAACCATGTGAGTGTAATATTTGAATAAATTTTTTCCAACAGGTGTTCCCGTGCAACCTAAAGCTTTAGTGTCTGGATATAATTCAAAAACCTTATTGTAAGCGTTTTTATGCGCTTCATCCACAATTATTAAATCAAATTTAACTTTATCGAATAAATCAGATCGACGCTTAAACGTTTCAACCATACCAAAAAAAAGCATAGCTTGTTCCGGAATGTTTGAACTTTTACTTTTAGCATCTATTCTATAAACTGCAATTTCGTGAGTTGAAACAGCTTTAATGTTTTGTTCAAAAATTTCTGATCTATCGGACAAGCACAAAACTTTTTTTCCTTTTGATGCGGCAGACGCGCAAATTTGAGAAAACGTAAGGCTTTTTCCTGCGCCAGTTGGCATAACAAGTAGTATTCTCTTATGAGTTCTGTAAGCCTCTCTTACTTCGTTAATTGCTTTTTCTTGATATGGTCTTAATTGAATCATGCGTATATAAATGGGGTGTTATTAAATGAGCGTTTATTTATTTTACCTCTAAGGGTACTTTCCTTGTAAACTGACGATTCAGAAGCTTCCCTTACGTTGCCGTAAAATATACCGTTCTCTGTGTTTAATATTAAGAAGCCTTTGCCTAAATTGTAGGTTTTATTTAGTGCCGTCCTCTCTGAAGATAATTTCCTTCCCGTAAGTTTTTCTCTTATTTTTTGTTTTGTTTCTTCTGATAATTTGACCCCGTATCTCGGATTATTTTTACCAGTCGCTCGTTCTTTTATTTTTGCCGTAAACTCTATTGTATGCTTTTTGCCATAAAAACCATTTTTAACGCCAGAGCAGTTTCGTTTTCTTACAAGCGCTTTTTCTGATATTATTTTCTTTGAAGCTTCGCTATGTTTAAAACCTCTCGAACCTTCCCCGCCAACAGTTAAATTCAAACCAATATCTTTATTACTAAAGCTCTCGTACTTATTAATATAAAAAACTTCCCTTTCACTTAATGCTTCTACATCGCAGTATTCCAACACGTCAAATAAATGATTTTCAAAACCGTGTTTTATAAAAGAGTTTCTTAATTTGGTTTGACTTAAAATTTTCTGTTTTGATTTGTAATCTTTTATACGATTAGGAATGTTAATAGATTGACCTATATAAACCCTTCCGCTTGGTGATGTGATTCTGTAAATACCAGATTTCATAATAAAAATATCCCTACTCCAACAAAGGCTATCACACTCACCGTGAATACGGTTAATGGCAATGTTGTTTCGGGAATGTTTTTAAAATTTCTCATAAGTGTGATAGCGGTACAAATATACTAAATTAAATTAAACTTCTCTAAAAATTCTTCTGTGGTACAATTCAAATGGCACTTCTCATTAAAGCAAACAACCTTATCCTCGGTGTCCAAGACGCCCATGTGATGCCCTTGGTCATTGCAAAAAACACATTTACCAAACCAATGAATACCAACTTTGTGTAGCGGAATTATCTCGTTTATTTTATCAATAGCGATCTGTTTTTTTAGTCGCTCTTGCTGTGTTTTAGAAAGGATAATTTCCCATGCCATCGTCGAGGTTTAATTTTTTACGTGTCTTAAATTCACTTTTACCTTTTTCATTTCGTGACCATTCAATATATTTTTTTACATTCGCTGAATTGGTTAACGCTTGAATGTTGCTGGCGAAATAACCATTTGTTTGATTCACGCGGTCAATGTGCAGGCTAGTTTTTCCGGTCCCTTTTTTATGCATGTATTCAGTCTTTACAGCGAAGGCTAAAAATTGTTTGAAGCTTAATCCAAATACAACACCACGGCGTTTGCAATTATTTCTTAACGTGACGTAGGCATACATTTCAGGGTTATTGGCTTTATAACGTGCTTGAGCGCATGAATAACAATAACTACCCCGCTTTGCTATTTTTTTGCAACTTTTCGTTGCGCAAGGTTTCAATGTGCTCAAAGTAATCTTCAATCGCTTGCACTGTTTTCCTGCTACCTCCGCCTGTTCTGATAGCTTCTCCAATTGTGTTAGTGGTAATTTTGGAGTGGTCAGCAATTTTTTTGATGTCGCCATGTTCGATCTTGTTTTTTGTTTTTTGTTTTAAGTGAGTCATTTAGTTATGTATTAAATTAATTAATTCTTCGTCTGTCATTAAAAGTTCTTCATCGGTTGTGTAATACACTATTGATTCGTCAATAATTTCGCCACTCTTGCAGCCTGATTTTGTAATGGCTGTTTCTAAATCTACGTGAGCTACAATGTAAAACGTATTTTCTTTTTTGTCGTAAATTTCTCTAGCCAAATAATCTTTGCCTTCAAAATTTATTTTGTATGGAGCGTTATCTTTTTCATGCGCAAAGATAAATTCTTTATTTAAAAATTCATCAATGGCACCGAAATAATCAAAATCCCAAACCTTGCTAGCGCGTTCTTCTTCGAATCGCTGAGTAAAATCTTGGCACAATTTCCATAAGCTACCAGTGCCATCAATGTCTAATAACCGTTGAGGTTTCTCATCGTCCGGCTTTTCATTCATCAATGTTATTCTTTCAACTATTAAATGATGGGTCTCTGCCCAACATTTAAAACCTTTAGGAAATACCGGTTCTTTTTCTATAACTTCTTTATTAGGCTCTTTAACAGGTTTTCTTACAGCGTCAGCATATTGACCTACGGTTATATTTTCGATATCATCTAAAGCGATGATTTTATTAATGATTTGATTTCGCATTTTATTTGGTTTTTTTCGTTAATATCAAATGAATATTTAAAGAACAATTTTGCTATCAGCAGAATCAAGAAAGCCCTGAATAGCATCTTCATAAATTTCACAATGTAATACGTCATTGATTTTTTTTTTTACAGTCCCGGATCAGCATCACTAAACTCATAAATATCAGAGTTATTAAAATTGCCTCTTTTCCTAGCAGGCACAATGTCTTTTAAAGGTTGCTGTTTTATTACTAATACTTTAGGCTCAACTTTCGGTTCAGTGCGTAAAGCTTCGTTTCTAACCTCATCATGTTGCATGAACTTAAACCCGTTTTCTAAAAGCTCATTGTGTTTAGAGTTGTTTTTTCTGCTAACGGCAATGAACTCATTTTGTTTACTAAAAAAGCAGTCGCCTGTCCCTGAACTAAAAGCTTGTTGAATCGTCTTGTAAGTTTTCATTTTGTATAGGGGCTATGTTACTAATTATTTTAATTTAAAAACTGGAGCCATTGAATACTTGCCTAACAAGTAAACGTATTCTTCTCCTTTGTAATCAACGTTAACTTTTTTCTTGATAGTTTCACCGTCGATTTTGGCAGTAATGAAATTACCTTTTCTTTCTATTACTGTAGCAGTCCATTTACAGTTTGAATCGCAAATACTTGTTGCTGTTATTGCTGATCCGGTTTGAATTTTTGTAGTTGTATTATTTTCCATTTTTATAAAAGTTAATCGTTTTTCTTACACAAATATACAAATAAAAAACATATAAACAACAAATAAAACACAAATAAACGTAACTTATTGATAATCAACGGGTGAATTCCAATATTGGAAGTTATATAATGACGATTTTGGAGGTTCCTGAATGAAATTAAAGAGGACAAACACATGTTTTTGGTATTTGTCCTCTAATACTAATGCTTTTTTATTCGATTTGTTGCGTCGAATGATGTTCTTTTGTTTATGCATTGCCAAACTTTAAAACTCCTTTAGCCCAGAATTCATTGTAATTAGATGAACAGTCAATAAAGAATGGCGGAAAACATTTTCCAAGCTTTGTGCTGTAAGCAATTATATACGCTCGCTTTACGCCAGCCATTTTGCAATAATGCCACATTTGGTTATCGTAGCCCATAAACTCGACTAACGCTTGGAGGTTTGTCGCTTCAGTTATTTTAAGATCAATAACCGCATGGCGCTCCAATAACCAATCCAGCCTTCCTTGTGATGGCATTTGTAAACCATTATAAGCAACTTTTGCAGTGAATGCTACTTGAGGTTTAAATCGCTTTATAAGATCGCCAAATTGGTTTTGAATATTTATAGCAATCTCTCTGCTCACTGCGTAAATTGGATCTGTTACATCAACCGAATCCGGGTCGGTTAAAATTTTATCTACCATTGAGCCAATTAAAACTTTTGGAGTGGCAATAAATTCCGGTGTTACGCCCTGCTTTTCTCGTTTTAAAAAACTATGAGAAAATCCTTTTAAAGAAAAATAATTTGATGCTGGCAAATTATCATGGCGTACAATGTCGCTATAGGTTATATCGCCAACTCTTCGGTGAGGTAACAGTCCACGGCGCTTTAATTCGAAATAACTTTCTGCCGTTGCTTGAACGTCAAAACCAGCATCGTGGGCACCTTGCATTTCTTTCTGGAACAACCAGCGATAAAGTTCTTCCAGTTTGGGCCACTTTAATCCATACGCTGAAGGAATTCTTAACACATCAACTGTAGCCCTCATTGTACAGAGTTGGTCTAAATCAATTTCAGGATCCATTCCCGCCCGCAATAACTCTGCTTGAAGTATTGGCATGTCAAATTTTATATTGCGCGCTACGATTAATCCTGCGGCTCTGACTGAAACCATAAAAAGTCTTAATGCTGATTCAATTGGCGTGCCGTTAGCTAAACTGTCTTCGGTAGAAAATCCATTGTCTATCCAAAACTTTTCTTTTGGAATAACCCAACCGGCTGGCTTTATTAAAATACATTCCTTGTTTAAAAGTTCGCCTTCATCGTTTCTGACCTCCCAAGCAAGTTGCGCTATTCTTGGAAAATTATCTACATCAGTATATTTAGCGTTCCAATCTTTCGGTAATCCGTTTGTTTCTGTATCAAAAATTATTACCATGATTAAGGCCCCCAACCGCTAAAAGTTTTTTGCTCTTGATAACCTCTAATAAGCAACATTAATCCTATTATAAAATTAACTACGATTGAGAATCCACCCATACAAGAGGCAAACATTAAAACACCTTGACTTGGTGCGGAAAAAAGACTGATAAGGTGAGCGCCAATAATTACAATAAATGGCGAGCCGGTTGTCATCAACATTCCTAATAGTATTTTTTTCATAATTTACTTTTTAATTTCAATGTTATTTCCCCATAAACAAAGGAAGATTATTAACGCAAGTTTCCAGTCGTAAAAATAGAAACACAAACCGAATCCCGATAGGGATAAAATTAAAGATAATATTATTTTTTTCATATTACAATTTATCTATTTGAATGAACATAATTCCAGACACTTCAAAATTATTGTCTTTGTTTTTCAAAGAAACCAAAGCGTCACCCATTTGCTTTACTGAAAGGTTAAACCATTTTTTAATTCCAAGTTCTTCTTTTGCGGTAGTCCAATTTGCTGAGAAGGCTGAAATTATTTGGATAGCGGTTTGCTCGCTGTCCTCCATATTTAGTTTGTAAACCGATTTTATTTTTTTACCAAGACTTACAACTGGCTGAGTTGTGTTGCTTGCAATAGCATCTAATTTAGCCGCTACAGCATCGTCGTCTTTTTTATCTGCAATTACCTCCAAAGCATCAGCGGCTTGCTGTTTAGCTAAAGCTAAACTATCCTCTTTATTTTTGAATGCAATTCCGTAAAACTCAAATCTTGAATTTAAAACAGATACATACTTTTCTAAGAAATTATTTGGCGAAATAAATTTAGCTGAAGAAAGTTCCAACCAAATAGCATCTACTTCATCAGCGGTTAAGTAAACTGTAGCCACGGTTGGTTTCACTAACGTGAAATGAAGCACTGTCAAATAAGCTCTTGCTTTAACTAAAGTTTCCGGTAAGTTTTTTTCGCTTACTCCTTTGGTTAAGCATTGCTCGTAATATTTCGAAACCGTTTGAACTATCAATGTTTCAAAATTAGCAAATTGAGAAGTGATGTTATTGCTAATCTGTTCTCTTACTCTTTTTACTTCATCAATTTTTTGCTGAACAATAGCGTCTGCTTTTTGCTTGGTTTGTTTTACAAACAACAAAGCGTCTTCATAAGATTTTATTGCTGGGTCAAATTCTTTTTCTGATAACATCAAGGTTGAAGTAACAACATCTAATTTTGACGTTAATGCTTTTCTTGTATCGACCACTAAAATTTTTTCAGACTTAACTGCTTTTAGCGTCGATTCATATTCCAGAATCTTTGCCGGATCGTACGGAAGATTTTTTATTTTATCCAAAGCAGCGGCTGTCATTTGGATTAATTTCAGTTTAGTGTTGGCTACTGCCACGCCCATGTTTTGCCATTGGGCTGCTTTTTTTGCAAGTTCTTCTTGCGATACTACTTCTGTGCTCATAAGGTTTAAGGTTTATTTATTTATTTAAGGTTAACATAATTCCGTTGGATCAATATCTTCATTAACTACAGTTGCTATAGCATCCTCCACGGCGTTCTCTTCGGATGATTCTTTAACTACAGAAGTTATTGGCTCTGCTTTAAAATCCATTGCAACTGCCATGTTTCTATTTCGCTCATTCATATTGGTGCCAAGTTTATTTAACCCATGTCTGATAGCTTTACTGCCAGCAAATTCAGGGTCTATTCCTTTATTAAAGCTGGTGTAGTTTCCATTAGCGCTTCCACCAAACTTGGCAGCGCTTTTTTGTTTCCACTTTTCAAAATAAGGTTTTCCAAAAGTTATAACTTCCCATCTTGGTGAAGGATAAGACGGCACCAAGAATTCAACCGTAACAGTATCAACTGCTCCGCTGTCATCGTATGTAAATGCAGGGCGCTTATTGTCTAATATTCTGCCCGCTTGTCTTGCTATTG